ACTCGCTGTGAAAAAAAGCGGCGCATCTGGCGCGACGAAAATAAGTGGTGTGACACTGACTGATGTGTCTGCGTTGCGGTGTTCGGATGACAATCCGCGGAGGATTTCGGCGGGGCGGATGGCGCAGCTGACGCGGTCGTTGGCGGATGATCCGGCGATGTTGGAGGCCCGGCCGGTGATCGCGTTGCCGGATGGGACGGTTGTGGCGGGGAATATGCGGCTGCGGGCGGCGGTGGAGCTGGGTTGGGAGCAGATTCCGGCGGTGCGGGTGGATCTCGACCCGGAGCGGGCCAGGGTGTGGATGCTTCGGGACAACCAGAGCTATGGGGAGTGGGATTCGGAGGCGTTGGCGGCGCTTTTGGGCGAGTTGGAGGCGGCTGGTGCTGATCTCGACCTGCTTGGCTTCGAGCAGCGCGAGCTGGAGCGGTATCTGGCGCTCCGTCCGGGCCTTGGAGAGCCTGATTGGGCGCCGGAGCTGCCCCTGGAGCCCGACAGTCGGGCGGGGGTGGTGTACGAGCTCGGGCGGCATCGGCTGATGTGTGGCGATGCGACGCTGCCTGAGCACGTCGCGCGGCTTCTGGGTGGGGAGGAGCCTGCGTTGTGCCTGACGGATCCGCCGTACGGCGTCGACTATGACCCGCGGTGGCGGCAGGAGGCGGCGGCTGCGGGGCATTTGGCGTATGCGGCGCGGCGGGTGGGGGAGGTCACGAACGATGATCGGGCGGATTGGGCGGATGCGTGGCGGCTGGTGCCGGGCGACGTGATGTATGCGTGGGCTCCTTCGGGTGTGGAGTGGGCCCGCCACCAGGCGGCGCTCGAGCAGGCCGGGTTTGAGCTTCGGATGGAGTGCATCTGGGCAAAGCCGCACCTGCCGATTTCGCGTGGCCACTACCACGTCCGCCACGAGGCGGTGCTGTACGCCGTCCGCCGTGGCCGGCCGGCGCGTTGGATCGGCGACCGAAAGCAGACGACGCTCTGGGAGATCACGCTCGACGAGAACGTGATGGGTGGCCATTCGACGCAGAAGCCTGTGGAGTGCTTCGCCTTGCCGATGCGCAACCACGAGGGCGATGTGTACGAGCCGTTCGCGGGCACGGGGTCGTGCCTGATCGCCGCGGAGATGCACGGCCGCCAGTGCTTTGCGATGGAGATCGAACCCGCCTATTGCGACGTGATCCGCAGCCGGTGGGAGGCATTCGGTGGCCGCTAGCGCACCGTCGCGGATCCAGGCCGCCGTTGGCCGCGCCGACGTCGAGGGGTTCGCGGACTTCTGCGACGGGCTGCGGCTCGAGAACGGCCGTCCGCTGGAGCTGTTCGCAGAGCAGCTGGTGATGCTGAGTGACTTCTTCGACGGGGCGCAGGAGACGCTGATCCTGATCCCCAAGAAGAACGGCAAGACGACGCTGTTGGCGGCGCTCGCGCTCTACCACCTGCTGACCGTCCGCGACGCTGCCTGTGTGGTCGGCGCGTCGAGCCGTGACCAGGCGACGATCCTCTACGACCAGGCCACCGGCCTCGTCGAACGCTCCGGCCTTTCGCGGCTGTTCAAGTCGCAGAAGGGGTATCGGCGCATCAACGCGACGTGGGATCGGGGCCGCGTCCGGGTGCTCGCTGCCGACGAGGACACCGCAGACGGCGTCATCCCCACCCTCGCGCTGGTCGACGAGTTGCACCGCCACAAGACGGACGGCCTCTACGGCGTGTTCCGCGACGGCCTCGGCCCGCGGAACGGGCGGCTGATCACGATCTCGACGGCCGGGATGAGCGCCGACTCGCCGCTCGGCGTGCTGCGCTCGAAGGCGTACGAGCTGCCCGGCCTGGAGGTCGACGGCGCGCACCGCTACGTCCGCACGGCCCAGTTTGCGATGCACGAGTGGGCCTTGGATGCGGACGCCGACGTCGATGACCTCGAGCTCGTCGCGACCGCGAACCCGGCGCCGTGGCAGACACCCGAGCTGCTCAGGATGCGGCACGACTCGCCGTCGATGACCGCGTGGCAGTGGCGCCGCTTTGCCTGTGGGATCTGGACAGAGGGCGAGGAGCCGTGGATCGATCCGCGGCTCTGGGACAGGCTGGCTGGCGAGGTCGTGGTCGACCACGACGCGCCGTCGTGGGTCGCCGTCGACGTCGGCGTCCGCCACGACTCCACCGCGATCGTGACGTGTACGGCGCTCGGCTCGGGCCGCGTCTCAGCGACCGCCCGGATCATGCGGCCGGGCCCGGACGGCATCCAGCTCGAGCAGATCGAGCGGCTCCTCACCGAGACGTGCGAGGGGCTGAATCTGCGGGAGGTGCTCTACGACCCGTGGCGGTTCCAACGCTCCGCGGAGATCCTCCTAGAGCGCGGCTTGCCGATGGTCGAGTTCGCCCAGAGCGCGGAGCGGATGGCGAACGCGTCCGAGAATCTCTACCGCCTGATCGACGGCGGCTTGCTGACGCATGACGGCGACGCGGCGTTCCGTGCGCACGTCGTCGCCGGGAGCGTGAAGAACACTGAGCGCGGCTGGCGCTTGGTGAAGGATCCCCGCTCGTCGCGGCCGATCGACGCGCTGATCGCGCTGGCGATGGCGGCGCTGCCGGCCGCGCAGGACGCGCCCCGCAGCGAGCCGGGGTTCGTGTTCGCATGAGGAACCCGTTTGGCGGGCTCGTCGCGGCGCTGAACGGCGAGCAGCGCGCCGACCCGGCGCTGAGCCTGCAGGGCTGGCTCGAGATGCTCACGAGCTTCTCCTACAACGGCGTGCAGTACACGCTGCCGGGCGCCAAAGAGGAGGAGGTCGCCGACTACACCTCGCTGACCCGCGGCGCGTACAAGAGCGACGGCGTCGTTTTTGCGTGCATGGACGTCCGCTCCAAACTCTTCAGTGAGGCCCGCTTCCAGTTTCGCCGGATCCGTAACGGCCGCCCCGGCGAGCTTTTTGGCACCGCCGACCTGGAGATCCTCGAGGTGCCGTGGCCGGGCGGCACCACCGGCGACCTTTTGATGCGGATGATCCAGTACGCCGACCTCGCCGGAAACGCGTTCGTCGTCCGTCGAAACGGTGGTGTGGCGCTGCTTCGGCCCGACTGGGTCGACATCGTCACCGGCACCAACGAGACCGACGACACGGACGCGGACGCCTGGAGCCCTGATGCGGTCGTCGTCGGCTACGTCTACCACCCAGGCGGCCGCAATTCGCCGCGGCCGAAGGAGACGTTCCTGGCCGCGCAGGTCGCACACTTCGCGCCGATCCCCGACCCCGAGGCGCGCTTTAGGGGCATGTCGTGGCTGACGCCGATCGTGCGGGAGATCATGGCCGACAAGGCCGCGACGCTGCACAAGGAGCAGTTCTTCGAGAACGCCGCCACGCCGAACATGAAGGTGAAGTTCGACGTGGAGTCGGTCGAGAAGATGCGCCCGTGGATCGAGCTGTTCCGAGAGAACCACGAGGGCGCGTCGAACGCCTACAAGACGCTGTTTCTGAACGCGGCTGCGGACGCGACGCCGATCGGCCACAACTTCAAGGAGATGGAGTTCAAGGTCACGCAGGGCGCGGGCGAGACCCGCATCGCCGCGGCCGCGGGCACGCCGCCGGTGATCGTCGGCCTGTCCGAAGGCCTGGCCGCGGCGACCTACTCGAACTACGCGCTCGCGATGCGCCGCTTCGCGGACATGACGATGCGGCCCCTGTGGCGCAACGTCAGTGCGAGCCTTGCGCCGATCGTGAACGTGCCCAGCGGCGCGGAGCTCTGGTACGACGACCGTGACGTGCCCGCCCTCGCGGACGACGGCACGTCGAAGGCCGAGATCCTGTCCACCAACGCGTCGACGCTGCACACGCTGATCTCGGCCGGGTTCGAGCCCGACTCTGCGATCGACGCCGTCACCGCGGGCGACCTCACGAAGCTCGTCCACACCGGCCTCTACAGCGTGCAGCTGCAGCCCGCAGGGTCGGTCACACAGGGCAAGGGCGCGCTGGTCGCAGGGACGATCGTCCCGGAGGCCCAGCCGCAGACGAACGGCGCACCGCCGCCCGAGCCGGTGCCAGCGTAGAAGGAGGGGCTATGGCCGAGTGGACGAGCGCATTCATCAACGACCTGCCCGACTCGAGCTTCCTCTACGTCGCGCCCGGCGGAAAGAAAGACTCGGACGGCAAGACGACGCCGCGGAGCCTGCGCTTCTTCCCCTACAAGGATTCGACCGGGCAGGTCGACCTGCCGCACCTCCGAAACGCCCTCGCCAGGATTCCGCAGTCGAGCCTATCCGCCTCGCTGAAAGACACGCTCACCCAGAAGGGGCAGAAGCTCCTCGCCGCCCAACAGCCGAGCCGCTCCGCGCGCATCGAGTTCCGCGCCCGCCCGCTCGGCTACGAGCTCCGCGACGAGGCGGGCTCGGACATGCCGACGCTGGTCGGGCACGTCGCGGTGTTCAACGAGTGGGCCGAAATCTCATCGGTGATGGAGGGCCGGTTCCTCGAGCGGATCGACGCGGGCGCGTTCACGAAGACCATCAACGAGTCGCAGGATTCGATGCGGTGCCTGTTCCAGCACGGCCAGGATCCGCAGATCGGAGAGAAGCCGCTCGGCCCGATCCGCTCGCTCGAGGCCGACCAGCACGCGCTGCACTACGAGGTGCCGCTGCTCGACACGTCCTACAACCGTGACATCGTCGAGATGCTCAGAGCCGACCCGCCGGTGCTCGGCTCGAGCATGCGCTTCAAGGTGACCCGAGACTCCGTCGACCGGAGGCCCGTCCGCTCGGACTACAACCCCAGGCGGCTGCCGGAGCGGACGATCCGCGAGCTTCGCATGCACGAGTTCGGGCCCGTGACGTTCCCCGCCTACCAGGGCGCCAAGGCAGGCCTGCGGTCGATCACCGACCGGATGATGCTCGGCCCCGCCGTCAGGATGGACACCGAAGACCTCGGCATCCTCGCGCAGATGATCGTCCTGGCCCAGGCGTACATCGAAGAGCAGGACGACCCCGGAGACGAAGCCAACATCCCGAAGATGCAAGACGTCATTGCGACCCTTCAGGCCCTCACGAACTACGAGGCCCAGGAGGACGAACCCGCCGAGGACGAGGAAGCATCCTCGGCTGGCCGCCACGCACCTCTCGTCGACGCCGCCCCCGTGGGCACCTCGACCGGGACGCCGCGTTCCCTGTCATGGCAGCACGTCGCTTCCCTGGACGCGCTGCGGGTGCCGAAGGAGGCAGTCGACAGATGGAGCCGCACGACCTGAACCAGTACCGCTCCGTCGAGGAGCTGGTCAACGTGCAGGCCGAGATCCGCGGACGGATCTCCGAGCTGAACACCGAGTTCGAGGGCCTGCCGTTCCCCGAAGAGGTCCGCAACGAGGTCGCCGGCCTCGACGCCGAGGACAAGGAGGTCGACCGCAGAGTCGGCGAGCTGAAGGTGCGCGCCGAGATGGTCGAGCGGTACGCCTCAGACCCCAAGCGCGTCGAGCGGATGGAGCGCGACCTGGGCCGCTACACCGGCAAGCCCAGCCTGCGCGAGCAGGACATCTACGACGTGCGCAACTACCGCTTCGACCCTGACGACTGGGAAGCGACACGCATCTCGTTTGAGGACGGCGCCAAGCGTGCGATCGAGCTCGCGCGGTTCCCGCACGTCGAGGGCCGCCGCGACCTCGACGTCAACCGCGAGGACATCCAGGCGCACCTCGAGATGCTGCTGCACACGACGCAGCAGACGCATCCGGGCGAGGTCGCCCGCCACCTGATCGCGACCGGCGGGCCCGTCTATCGCCGCGCGTTCTGGCGCGCCGCGATGGCAGGCAACGCCAACGGCCTCACAGCTCTCGAGCAGCGCGCCCTGTCGCTGGGCGCGACGACCGGCGGGCAGGCGGTGCCGTTCACGCTCGACCCGACCGTCATCCCCACCTCAAACAGCGTCGTCAACCCGGCCAGGGCGCTCGCCCGAAACGTCACGATCGCCGGGTCGAACACCTGGAACGGCGTCAGCTCCGGCGCGATCGTCGCAACCCGCGTCGCCGAAGCCACGGCGGCTACGGACAACACGCCGACGATGGCCGCGCCGACCGCGACCGTCACGAAGGCCCACGCGTTCGTGCCGTTCTCGGTGGAAATCCAGGAGGACTGGGGCGCGCTCGAGGCCGAGATGGGCCGCCTCTTCAGCGACGCCAAGGACGACGAGGAGGGCTCCTCGTTCGTGACCGGCGCGGGCACCGGCGTCAACCCGCAGGGGTTCGTGACCGGCACCACCGCGACCGTCGCCGCCGCGACCGGCCTGACGGTCACCGCCGCGAACCTCTACGCCCTCGAAGCCGCGCTGCCGCCGCGCTTCCGGCCGAACGAGAGCTTCGTCGCGAACCGCGGCATCTACAACGTCGTGCGCGGCATCGACACCGCAGGCGGCGCCGCGCTGTGGCTCTACATCTCCCAAGGCCTCGTCACGCAGGCGCCGACGCCCGGCAACACCGGCGCGACGCTGCTCGGCCGCGGCGCGTGGGAAGCCTCCGCGATGCAGGCGACCGTCGTCAACGCCACCAAGATCGTGGTCGCGGGCGACTTTAACTACTTCCTCGTGCTCGACCGGCTCGGCCTGAACATCGAGCTGATCCCGTTCCTGTTCGGCGCCGCGCAGGGCAACCTGCCGACCGGCCAGCGCGGGCTCTATGCGTGGTGGAGGAACACCTCCAAGGTGCTGTCCGCCGCCGCGTTCGTCGCGCTCACCGGCACCACCTAAACCGACGCGCGCTGGGGCGCCTCAGACGCGCTCTGCGGCGCCCCAGCACACATCCGAGGAGAACCATGGCCAGAAGCCCGCAAGCCCCCACAAACGCTCCCGCGCAGGTCTCCGCGGTCACCGCAGAAGGCGTGCAGAAGAAGACCGGCCCGACGTTCGCGGGGAACCCGCCGCTCGCGCCGAAGCCTCCCGACCGCGGCTCCACCAACATCGTCAGCGACCAGCGCCAGC